TATCCCAATTGAGCGTGGCCTGCTCAACCGTGTGCTGCACGTCGGCGAGAGACACGGGTTCGGCGGGAAGTCCAATCTCCCTAGCAGCAGTGGCAATATCCCGAAGGTCGGCCTCTTTCCGTTGACTCATAAATTCGGCGCGGTCCTCGGGCTGAGGCTGCTGCAGAGACTGTTCATACAGAGCCTTGGCCTTCTGATACTCGATATTCATTACCGAGAGGTACTGTGACTTGCGCAGTTCGAACTCTTCGTCAACCGTCCTGTGGCGAGCGGTTATGCCGCCGACCCGCTTTTCGGGGTCATGGGCCGTCGTATAAATCAACGAGGTCTTCGCAGGGTCAATCTCAGCCTTCGCGACATCGTAAAGATATTTGCCGCCACTCTCCCACTGACGCCTGATTTCCTTAGCCCTGTCCTCATCACCATGCCTCCGGGCAGTCATGGCGTCATTAAAGACAGTCTTACGCGCTACGTCCCAAAGAGTCTGGCGTTGGGTGGTCCCAATCGCCTGCCAAATATCGCTAGTCGGGGTCGCAGTACCCAGATTCTTCTTCCCATCGCCGAAGAGTCGGAAGAACTCATTCTGCGCCGCGATGAAATCCTTACTCTGCAACGTCTTCAGATACGCGAGCCTAGACTTCTCATTACGGTAATACCACTTGCCCTTCTTCTTAACGATAAGCGAGTTGAACGGGGCAACGAGAGACCTGTACTTCAGTGAGACAGCCTCAGCGTGGGCGTTATATAGTCGCGTCAACCGCTTCACGTACTCGGGGTCAAGATTCGTACCATTGGAATTCACTTGACGCTGGCGGGCTTCGCGAAGCAGACGCTCCAGAATAACGCCAGTCGCCTTTGAGCCATCGGCCTTCTGAGCAATCTCGAAGTCGGCACGGTCCTTATTCTTGCGAAGCTGGTCAGCATAGTACGCATCCATGCCGGGACGACGAGCACCAACTTTACCCGAACCAAGCGGGCCAGCCGGGGCCTTCGGGGCGGTCGGGGGGGCAATCGTGGCGCGAATCGCATTTGCGCGGCTATGGAGCAGGTTCCACATCAACTTATCGGCAGTCTTCCTACTCTCCTCGGCAACACGCTTGGCAGCTTCCGCAACAGCCTTCCTCTTGGCTGCTTCAAGGGCAGCCCTCCTCGCAGCCTCACCGGCAACGCCCGGATACCGCTCGTATTTACGCTTCCTGCGGACTGGGGGAGGGGCGGGACCGCCACCGTCGCCGGCTACCTGAGCCACGGCCTACTGCCCTTGATTGGCGAGGAGCGTTTGGTCGGGATTACCAGCGGCGGCATACGAGTCGTTTGCCGCCATATCGGCGCCGGGAGACGCTCCCCCATCAGGGCCAAGCGACCCATCACCGGGAATCATACTTCCTTGCAACTGGGTCATAGCACCAACAGCACTTGTCATACGGTCTGGATGGAAACGAGGGTCCTCCAACTGGAGCGCAATCCGGTCAATCTCGGCCTCGACATCCTCGCGGCCCATATTCTCTTGGAACGTGTACATGGAGATAGCGGGCGGGTCGCTCGTCAACTGCTGAAGCATGTTCTGCACGTAAACCGGGTCATCCGTCCTGACGGCGCTCGGCCACTTAATCCGGTTCTTGTACCACCCACCAATGTCTTTGCCACGAAGGGTCACGTCATATACGTGATTCGCCCCCGTCTGCGATTTGTAATTGCCCCGGAACTCAATCTCATCGCCCTTCATAAACTCTTCCCAGAGTTGAAGGATATACTCATTCAGCCTTGAAAGCGCATCGCCCCAGACTGATTCATGCGATTCGTTGGACTGAAGTGTCGGATTCAGGCTCAGGTTAGTCTGAATACCGCTCTGGTTCGTGATAGTCTGCCCAAACGCAGCGCGGGGCTTCCCGGCAAGGTCAAAGATGACATCCATCACAAGCTTGATTTGCTCATCAATGGCCGGAACGGTGCCCTGCCAGTTCAACAGGGCAATATTCCCGTCCCGCCTAACAGGGATAACTGCTCCCTGCGCGGCCACGGCGCGGCGGATATCCTCCGGGCTCTGACCTGAGTTGAAGTCGAGGATGGTCGGATTCGCGTAGCGAGCGATGATGTCCGCCTTCTGGCTAACCAACTGGTCGAGATACTGGTTCAACTCAACAATCTGGTCGATTGCGTTCAGCGGCTCGGCCAATCCACCCTGCGGGAAACACGGGAACTCAACGAAGGGCAACGCCTTAAAGGGATATTCAAGATTACGGCTCTTGACAAAATTGCCCATCACGCGAGTGTGACCGCCATCAATGTCAAACACGTCGATAATCGTGGTTTGGTCCTTGGAAGCAAACCGGGCGCTATCATCAATCCCCGTAGGCGCAAAATCAGCCTCAGAGTCAGAAACGATGTCCTCGGACGAATCCGGGTACTCCAACTTCAGGCGGGCGGTATTTCTTCGACTGACATACACGCAGCGCCAGATATCGTCGCCGTCGTACTCAGGATAGAAATGGTCTGGCGTACAGTTCTTGAATCGAACCATTTTCGCCTTCGGGTCCCACCAGACGTAGATAAGCCCACGACGAAGGACAAAACAGTCCCACGCAGTCTTGAAAAGAGTCTTCGGAATCTCATTCGCATTCCACGTCCCGTAAAGGACGGCCTCCAGCGATTCAGCGTGGCGGCGGGCCACCTCGTCCACGGCAGACGGCATCACCTGAATCGCGGGAACGCGACCTACAAGGGACTGGATGCTCTTGTCGATGATAGGCTTCAGGTAATTCGCGGTCAGCGAGTACCGATTGGCGGGCTCAGGGTTCGAAGCCAAATCCCAGTGGATACCGTTGTACCGGTCGCGGGCAAGGTCGTACTCACCGTTCCTTGTCTGCCACTGCGTCCTCAGTTCACGAAACAGGTCTACGGCTTCTTTCCGGTCCATCTCCATTAGTGTCCTCCGAGGATTTCACCAGACTGACCCAAGGACAGCCGGTATGTTTCTACTTGTTCCATCTGCGCTCGCGTGGCACTCGCAATCTCTTGTTTTTCGCTCCAGAACATGCCGCCGAGCACGGGGGCAGTAACACCCTCCATCTCACGTGCAAGGTCAGTTACCAATGCCAGCGCCATCACACAGTCCGTAAACGGAATATTCTTGTCGTCAATCGAGTAAATCCCCATCTCATCCATCAACTGGCTGATACACGGAAGGCGCAGCAATCCCCAATCGCCATCATGGGGCTCCTGTAGAATAGGATGACGTATAAACGCACCGTTGTCATCTTTTACCTCGGTTTCGCCAATTACCTGCCGTCCCTCATCCAGCGCGGACTGGAGGCCGTTGATGATGTCGAGCTTCTGCGCACGGGTACTCGTCTTGAACGGGTCCACCTTGATGCCCCGTTTTGTCATCTCTTCCTCGATGACATCGCCCTGCGGACCCGTCGCGTCGATTCTGGCGAACTTGCACCGGTATTCCTTGGTCACCCGGTCAATCGTGGCGTAAATCTCTTCCCACGCCACTTTGTTCAACCGCGTCATGTTTACCAAGCGCCACGGCTTCTCGGTCACGTCAAGAACGATACCGACCGTAAAGTCGGTCATCCGGCCAAGGTCAAAGGCTACGACGTACTTGTGTCCCTCGATGTACCGCTCGTAATGCTCAATCGAGGGGTCGAAGGCATTGTCGCGCTGGTCACGAGTAAAAGCGAGCCCAGAGAAGTCAACGAACTCACCTTCCAATACCTGCCGTCGAATCTTCGGGTCCGCAGACTGGAGCAGGCGGTCTCGCATCTCAATGTCTTCGCGCGGAAGGTGCGGATTGTCATAGATGCTTCCCCGCTGCGAGTAGTATCCCGGTGTCCCACGTTGTCCCCTCTCGTAGTAGAAGTAAAGGTCGTTATAGCCCTTGGGCGTCCCGATGAGGTCAATCTCACCGCCACCGGCCAGACGCATGACAATGACGTTGGTCATAAGCTGCTTCAGTTTCGGTATCCAGCCTGCCTCGTCAATCGACAGATAGCGATAGGCATGTCCGTCGATGTACTTGCCGTCATCGTGCGCACTGCGGCAGTGGAAGATGGAGCCGTTGGCAAAAACGATGTGCGGGAAGGGCGTCGAGCGCATGGCCTTGACGAGCACCCGCAGGGGAGAGTCTTTAAGGAGTTTCTTGGCTTCCTTGAAGACGATAGCTGCTTGGTCCGCAGACATAGCGACCGAGATGGTCTCGTATTCGGCTTCCTTCCACTCCTTCTGGGTCGTCACCTTCAGTCCATGCTTGAAGACGCACTTCCAGATGTGCTTCTCGGCGATAATAGTAGATTTGCCCCAGCGGTTGCCGGGGACGAGGGTGTTAATCGGCTGGACGGACTTCTGGAGCCACACGGTCTGACCGGGGTGCGGCTTTTTGGGTAGGAACGTATTAGCAAAGAGAACGGGGTCCTTCGCGCAGCGCATCCATAGCTCGCGGGCCTTAGGAGTCATCTACGAGTGTTTCGTCTGCCGTACCATTCGCGGGGTCGCCAGACTCCAGATTGCTGCTGTCCCCATCGTCCCCGCCCATAGAGGCCGCAGCAAGCGTGTCGAGAAGGTCATCAAAGGGATTTCCTTGCGTCAACCTGAACCACATATCCATCGCCTTCATCGTGTCGGAGATGGTCGGTTTCCAGTTCTTCTGGTTCGCGAACCCCTTCTGGATGATGGCTTCGAGGATTTCGATGTTGTTCGCCTTGACAGGCGCAACTTCGGGTTCCGGCTCCGCACCGGCGACGATG